TCAGAGAACATCAACGGATTTCAAGTCCGCCGCCTTCGACCGCTCAGCCATCTCTCTATTTTTTCTTCTTGTTTCCAAACCTTTTTTATAACTTTCTGGTGATTTTCTACCACAGCTACCATTTTTTCTTATATTGTCTCTATGTTCTTGAGTAAGTTTTCTACCTGTCAATTTATCACTAAGCTTCTTTTTTTGCTCCTCACTCAATGGTTTAGCTTGCATCATTCCCCCTTGTATTTGTAAGGTGCTATTCTTCTTTCCTTTGTTATATGGTCTTTAATGAAATCTAAAATATATTCGTTCTGCTCCACCCGCCTGTCAGGAATAACGATTAGATTCTCCATGTCTTTACGGTCAACGTGCATACACTCCGGTTCAATATGTTCTTTCCACCACTCACTCAACGGCATTGATTTATTCATTCTTTCTCCAAGTAGTAACAGCAACTGTTTTATTCATTTTTTAGACTCCAGCCGCATTTATCACATTCATATTTAATAAGGATATGGTATTGAGCATGGCAATGAGTTAATTCCCATACCGCTGTCACGCGATTCCAGCATACAAGCCCATGCCACCAAGCCTTTACTAGATTCATCACAACACCTCCAATGCTTTTAATCCTGCTTTGAGTTGGGCCAGCCCCTTAGCCGTTTCAGCTTCCAAGTATTCTGTGATTTCTATATCTTTATCATTCATATCATTTTTTAATCCCATAAACTTGAATAATATTTACCAAAAAACTCTAAATTTTCCTGAATAAATTTGCCTCTTATTTTTGTAATCCTTAACCATTTTGTTGTTTCTTCTTCTGACATTTTCCCTTTCCAATGGTCAGCTGCGTCAATCCAATCTTTATTTTCATCTGCAAGTTTCTCAAAGGCGAATGCAAGTTTCTTTAAATCTCGTTTCCAATGCATGAACCCCCCACTGGTATTTTCCATTCCATATTTTTCTGCATAATCACAAGGGCAACCATGTAATGGGTAATCTGCCAATGCTCTTAATCTTGGTGCAATGTGTTCTGATAAGTGACGATCAAGATTCCACAAATGATGCTCTGGAAAACCTCTAGTAAGGTGTTGCCATATAAAATATGGTTTAAATCTCCAAATACTGCTGAGTCTACTCCAATGGTAAAAACTCCACCATGCGGTTTCTATTTTATCACAGAATGTTTCTAGCTCTTTATTTAAATCATCTAAGTTATAAATCATTATTCCCTCAATTCATTGAAAAGCTTTCTCCGCAGCCACAAGTTGATGTAGCGTTAGGATTGATAAACTGAAAACCCTTTCCTTGTAATCCATCTTGAAAATCTAATGCCATACCTTTTAGGTATATCATACTCTTTGCATCCATAAATATTTTATACCCGTCATTCTCAAAAATTGTATCTTTCTCTTCCCCTGATGTAAAATCTAAATCATAGGAAAGTCCAGAACATCCACCACCTTTTACTGCTAATCTTAAACCAATATCACTAGGCAATTCACTAATCAAAAACTTTACTTGTGCTGATGCTTTTTCTGTAATAGTAATGAAATCCATAATAGTTCCCTTGCTTTGGATGTGATAGTTACAAAATCCATTCCAGTACTTATTTCACATTTAGCTACTTTAGGTATTTTATTAATCAAATATTGTTCCCGTACTGCTTTTGAATAAACCAAATATTGTTTGGCTACTTGATGTGAAGTAATCTCAAAGTTCATTTTAACTCCTTAAAAGTAGAATCAATATAATTTCCCCATATGTATAAACAACATATACTAAAAAACCAAATATTATCCACTTAACCATATTAGCTCCTTGTGATAGCAACTATTTTCTTTATCTGTTTATCTATAACCTCTTTACGATTAGGCCATTTGATATAAATATCATCTGGATTCTTTTGTAAGTTCTTTAACAGAGGCATGATGATTTTCTCAAGCTTTAATAAATCTTCTTTTCTCTTTTTCTCTAATTCCTCTACTCTACCTGTATCACCTTCTCTAGCTTTCAACAACTCATTGATCTTATCTTCTAATCCAGAAGATACATTAGCTGTTGTTTCTGCTACCTTTGCTTGAACTTTTGTTTCAAAATCTTTGACTTCATCTTCATCAACCGTACTAAATCCAAAATCAAATTCATCGTACTCATCTAAGCTTATATCTCCACTCATATTGTTCTCCTAATATTGTTGAATAACTTGTGGATTCTTTTTCATAATCTCTATTAGCTTTCCAATATATGTATCCATTTCCTTAAAAGGTTTTCTGAATACTTGTACCTCAAAACTATTCCTAACAGCAACCAGTATCACAATCTGCTCTGGTAATGCACCTGTCATTTCAAAGAATGCTGCGGAATAAAAAAAGGCTTGGATGAAATAATCTTCAATCCAATCCTCTCGTTTTGCTTTCCTAGATGTCTTGAAATCTATAACAGATAATACACCGTTATACTCAGCAATACAATCTGCTGTTCCAGCAACTTTTAGAATGTCACTGTGCAATGGTGCTTCAATGCATTGAATGTTATCAATGTTTCCTAATAGAAAACGTAGTCTATTGAATACACTAATAGCTTCTTTGTCATCACATTGTAAATCCTCATTGTATAGATAATCTTCACAAAGACCATGAACCATAGTCCCAAGTGCTGCTGATTCTTTCATAATCTTATTTGCTTCTTGGTATCCTACTTTTTCCTTCCATGCCTCAATTCCTGGCTTTGGTTGTCGGCCAAGAATTGAGGTAATGGATGGATAGATATTACCTTGAGGAGTTACATACACCCGCTGCCCATTAACCTCATCACGGACTCCCATTTCAATATCATCACAATCTGTCGAGTGTACGAACTGTTTTCTCATATTATCCTTTCATCTTGTCCATAATAAATGTTAATGAAGTTAATTCTCCATCTCTCAAAATTACAAAATATGCTTTATCGCCTATTTTTTTAGATTTTACTTTTGTAGCTAGAAGTTTCCATTTGATATCAACAAAATCCATCTTTATAATAATATCACCAATTTTTAGAATACCTTCAGCTGGACTTCCTGGCACAACTTCTTGTACATAAGCACCATAACCATATTTAAATAAACCTATTTTATCTTCCAAGTCTAGTTTTTTTACTGGACGGAAAACGATACCCATATATGGTCGAGTAATTCTTTCATCAGTTGGAAGTGCTAACAATTGTTTAACTGTTGACTGAACATAATCTCCGTCAATAGCAAAACCAAGTCCAACACTACCTCTGCTATTACCACCCGTAATTATCATAGTATTTATACCAACTACATGACCATGTGAATCTAGTAGTGGGCCACCAGAGTTGCCGGGATTAATAGCTGCATCAGTCTGGATGTATGGTACGAATGGTGCTGACTTAGGTATAAACCTATTCAGTGACGATACGTTACCAAATGTAATACTAAATGATTGTCCCATCGGAGAACCAATAGCAATAACATCTTGACCTAGCTCTGGAGTTTCACCCCATGTTAAAAAATCAAAAACTTTTCCTTCTTCAGCATTATTAATTTTCAACAATGCTATATCAGAGTCTTCATCATAATTAACTAAATCTGCTTCGTATGTTATATCAGATTGAAAAATAACTATTATTTTTCCACCATCAATAATATTGTTTATAACGTGTGCATTAGTTAAAACATATCCATCTTCACTAATAACAAAACCAGAACCAACGTGTTGTGGGTCTTGTTTAGGATTCATCCTCTCTTTTGGTTGTCCTTGAGGTTCACGAAACTTAAACCCACCACGTTCTTGTGGTTGCATACCGGCACTCACATTGCCTCTTTCTGCGTGTATCTCTACTACAGCGGGAAGTACTTTCTTTACAATACTTGTTTTATAAGTGTGGTCAGCATTGACGATTGTACTTACTCCCAATAACAGAAATGATATAAAAAAACATAATATATTTTTTTTATAGTGCAACATCTTGTGCTCCTTGCGTTTTGTTAAATTTAGTTTTTTGGATTAAATAGTTTTATATGATTCCCTCCGATAATACATGAAAGGTTTCCCTTAGCATAGTTAAAAATGATAGCCCACTGTTTATTTCTTGGATTAATCAGTAATTCCATAGAAAGTAGCATTCTATGTCTGTCATCATTGATGACACCACTTGCAGCTAACCCCAACATATAATCGTTTTCCGCCATATTCTTTACAAATTCTGGTGTATTACAATACAATAGAATTTCAGATAATGGAACTGTTGTCTCTTGCGGTGTTTCTGTAACTGGTTTATTACCGAGAATAAATAATAAACACAAGCCGATTAATAATAGTTGTTTCATTTTACCTTACCTCAAATTTTGATGCTGGATGTTTTTTCTTTATCCGCGTCATTACTTCCGTAAATTCCTTAGTTGGTTTTAATCTACCTTTAGTAGATTCTAACCGAGCTGAGTCTCCTATTCCTGCGGAGCCAACAATACGGATGACGTTACCCGTTTCTTTACAAAACGGACAAGGCTTTGATAAAGGGATATCCATATCAGCAATTGTATGGAATTCTTCATATTTGTGATTACATTTCTCACACTCAAAATCGTATAATGGCATTATATTGATACTCCTAACGGTATTTCAAATTTGTTTAACTTACTTTTCCACTTCATAAATGACCTACCATGATCTGTCTTATTCAATTGCATCCATTGCCACTGATGTATCATCTCGTGGGCTAATGTATAAATGAAATATGATTTGTTTATGAAACGGCTATCTATGGAGAGTTCCCCGAAAACATATTCCCCATAAGTCCAACCAATATGTTCTGCATGGCAATCATGTTTTCTACTTATTGATATATCATAAAAAGGATGTATAATATTATTAAAGATTTCCTCATTCAAGATATTTGTCCATCGTGTTATCAAATGTTTTGATGGTACAAATATTCTATTTTTATCCTTGTTTTCTCTAACGGTTCTAATAACAATATTATCTTTTTTGATATACATGGCTTAACCTATAGTAGTAAGAAACACTGAAACTAATGCAATAAACGCAGTGTTAGTCATGCTTGCAGGCCTTCCACTTCTACTACGTCTTACGACTGTTGCTTTTTGACCTGTTCCATGAGTTGTTTTAACAGCTGAAAATTCCCGCACAACATTATATAGACAAGTCATAGACATATCCAACATTTTACCTTCAAACATAAATCCATTCCACTTCAATTCAAAGATATGGTCATCTTCATCAACCAAGTCTACCTTAATATATTTTTCTTTAAATGCTTCTATCACTATGGCTTCTTTAGTTACTTTTTTTCTTTTATTTACTTGAATAATAACTTCTGTATTCATGTTTACTAAACTCATTTTTCTACCTTTCTATATAGATCAGGGAAAACCTCAAGCACTAGCTTTTCTGTTAGTCCCTTTACTTTGAGTTTCTTTTTTACCATCTGTTCAAAAATAAGTGATTCATCAGGATGCATTGATTCTAGCATCTGAATCAATAATTCTTTAATTCTTTTTTCTTTTAAATTAATAGACTTTGGATGCCCCTTAACAAATATTGAACACTTTGGCATTACTGTGAATAATGATATCTCACTCAAGCCAATCGGTGCATCATCTTTTTTATACTTCGGCATTTTATTTGGAACATTCCATACAATAGATGGATCAAAAGTTCCCTGCAATACAAACTTAAAAATATTATTTGTCTTGTATTGTTCCAATAATTTTTTCTTCTCTGCTCTCGTTTTTGCTTTAGCTATACCCTTCAATAGCTCAGAAATGTAAACTGTCATTTTGTAAAATCTCCTATGTGTTCCATTAAGAATTTCAATTTCTTACTAATAAAATAATTCAATAACTGCCCCTGCTTAGGAGTTTTTTCTTTTGCATATTCACTCACAATAGCATCTGTTATTTCTTTAGGGATACAATCAAAGTCAATCAACTTTTTGTTGCGTTCCCACTTTTCAGACATACCATTTTCACAAAAGTCCTCAGGCTTCTCATTCATCCAAGTTGCTACTTTTTTCTTGGATATAGGTCTTTGCCTCACACCTTCCACAATACAGTCATCAGCTGATAATATATTGGGTATTCCGTCACCCTTATCACCACGAATTATATGTTCCTTCAAGTATTTATAAGGGTCAGGAACAGTCAACATTTTTTTCTGAATGGGTGAAAACTGCTTAATATTCTTATATTTCTGTAATTGGGTGAAATCCTTGTCGCTAGAGATAATAATACTCTTTTCTGGTAGAGTTCTGGCCAATACAGCAATAACATCGTCACCTTCAGCATGGGGTACTCTAATCACCTTGTATGGGAAAAACTCATCTATTTCAAGGATAATAGTATTTATAGTCTGGAATAAGTCACTCCAATTCATACCTTCTGATTTCTGCTTTTCACGTTTAATCTTACGGTGAGCTTTGTAATACTGATATTCCTGTTTTCTCCAGCTGGAGTGCATATCAGTACATATCACCAATTCACCATACTTATCTTTATGTTTTATTCGATAGTTTCTAATACTATTCAGTACTAAGTGCCTGATGAAATCCTCAGACGTTCTTTCTTCGTTAGGAATTCTATGGGCTACCATAATACTCCCAACAATTATATTTGAGAAATCTAATAATATCATATCAGCTCCTTCACAGCTTCAACTACCTTTACTTCTTTAATAGAATCTATACGAAAACTTCTCCAACCATTGTTATCAATATCCCAAACAGATATGGTATCTGGATTTACTTTTTTCGTAGATTCTGTTATAGTAGGCTCGGGTAAAACAGAATCATGTAAGGTACAATTCATAATTCTTTCTTCACCATTAGCTTTAGTAAAAACTACTTTCATCAAATTACGTTTTAGTCCTTCAACCAAGATTTCCCGCTTCTTCATCATAACCTTTTTCCTCCATATATTCAATAAAACTCACTTCACGTTGATGTTTGAAAATATCCACATTGGAATATTTCTTTAACAAATCTATACCATACTCATTTTTATAACTCTCTTCATAATGAAATTCTTTTATGCCTGATTGCAGAATTAACTTAGCACAATCAACACAAGGAGCATAAGTACAAAACATATATGCATCCTGTCCTGATTCAGTAGACTTAGCTAACTTAGTTATTGCATTAGCTTCTGCATGAAGAACTTCTGGTTTTGTATGACCATCTTCTTCACAAATATTAGAACCACCAGAAGGCATACCATTGTATCCGATAGAAATAATTCTATCATCCTTTACAATGATACACCCAACTTGTAGTCGAGTTGCTGTAGATAGTTTTCCATATACCCTAGCAACTTCTAAGTGTGCGTCTATATATTTACTTTTCATCTTTTTCTTTGAACCAAGTTTCAACATCTATTTGCTCAACAGGACTTTCTGCAGCTTTGTTTTGTTCAAACTCTTCAATCTTTTCTTCTACAGCAGAAAACTCTTTGTTGAATGTTTTCTTAATATACTCTGTACCATCAACAACCATGTCCTTTGAGGTAGCCAAATCTTTTACAAGTATATCTACATTTTCTGGTTTCTGTGTCATCAAAGAAAACAATAGGAAAAATTGAAATACAATAATAATATTCTTAATCATTAGAACGCTCCTAGTAAAATGGTTTGTGCGTTAATTCTTCCAGTAACGGATTGATCTTTGGTTTTCATAGATTTCATTTTCTTACGCAAAGATTGTTTCGTTAATTTACTTAATGTATCTTCTGGTTTTCTAGCTGTCTTTTGCGTGGATGCTTCATTGTCAAAGTTCTGAATAGTACAACCCTTGACACTAAATCCTCTCACACTATTCTCAGCATAATATACACCCAATCGGTTATATTTGGTGTTATACACCCATAACTCACTAGCACCGACAATCTTTTCTGGATTGATACTTACCAGTTTAAGGTCTGGATGTTCTGATTGATATTTAAGATTCTTAATCAACTTAGAAGCTGATTTCTGTTTTGTCTTTCTAGGTTTTCTTTGAGCTGATGCGTTCTTAATAATACGGTCAAGATCATCAACGATAATACCAAAGAAATCGGTATATCTTTGCACCTCTTTAGGTTTCAAATTTCCCCATGCTTCTTTGAGGTATTCATCTTCACCGTTATACAACTCAACCAACGCATTGTATTCATCCAGATAATGTTCTTTCAACTTTCGGGCATGAACACTTTTACATCCTTTATCAATAAGGATAGTATAGAAATCATATTTATCTTTATAGTCACTTTCAACAAAATCGTCAACCATACCTTCGATATTAGCAATGAGAGTATAAACCTGCTCACGGATTCTATCTTGTATAGTAACCTTTGGCTTACTTTTTTGTTTTTCTTTTTCCTTTTGTCGTTCTTCCTCAGCCTGTTTCTTTTCATAACCAATAGAAGGGTCTTCCATAACTCCATTGATAATAGGAACAGCTCTTGTAACACCATCTTCACACAACATTAGATCATAACCCATAATATAATACTCCTTATAATAAATGCATTTTTCCCAATCCAAATAACGCAATCAGGATAACAATACTATTCAATAATATTAAATTCACACTACTTCTTAGATAGGCATTAATAATATGTAATGATGAACCTACCAACTGAATTAAAAATATAGTGGTAATGCAAACATCGTCACCATAATAGGCCATCAATAAATATATCATAATGAAACATAATGAACCAACTGTTTCACAAAACAAACGAAACCTATTATTTTTCCAATCATCTATCAACCAATTTTTCATTTTCTAACCTCAATTATTCGATACTGTCATTATATAATCTTTACCCTTTACCATCCATTCTGGCCAAACTGCCTGATTCATCATTTCATATTCTGCATCAGCTTGTTTGTCCATTTCACGGTTATATTTTTCTTCATCAGTTCCTTCGCCTTCTAAAGAATCCAACCATGCTTCAAAATCGTGTTTATCGTCTTCGTAATTTTCCCATTCTTCGTCCCAAATGCTCATTTGATTAACTCCGTTTTAAAGTTATTTCTTAATTGTTATATATATTATATCATATTTAGGGAATGAGTCAAGGAAAAAGTGAAGAAATATTGGATTTTAAGCCCTTTGTTTACAAAGACTTACAAAGTTTCTCAAAAAACCCTGTAAACCCTTATAAAACAAGGACTTATAAACCCTTTATTTATGAGGACTTAGGGGGATTCTTCTTTTTTGTGAGAAAATCGAGTAAATCTATCACCCGACAGCAGTATCCATGCTCATTATCATACCAAGCGAGGAGCTTGAGAAATCTCTTATTTAGCACGTTTGTAGAAAGGCAGTCAATAACAGAAGAATATTCACTACCAATATAGTCCACGGAAACCAGTGGCTCACATGATACATTGATAATACCTTTCATTTTACCTTTTGCTTCTTTTTCAAATACTGTGTGAATATCTTCAACATCTGTATCTGCCAATAACTCTATTGACATATCCAACAATGAAACATTTGGAACTGGAACTCTGATAGATGAGCCATCAAGTTTTCCTTCCAACTCTGGTAATACTACACCCACATTTTTAGCTGCACCAGTACTTGTAGGTATCATTGAAATTGTAGCAGCTCTTGCTCTTCGTAAATCAGGATGGGAAGAGTCCAATAATGTTTGTCCCATTGTAAATGAATGGACAGTTGTAATAAATCCTTGTTTGATTCCATATTGTTTTTGTAATACTTTAAGCAATGGTGTCAAACAGGTAGTAGTACAAGAGGATGCTGATACAATATTATTCTCCTGCAACTTATAATCTGTTTCATTTACTCCGTAGATTAATGTAGCATCTACATCTGAAGCTGGTGAACATACAATAACATTCTTTGCACCTGCTTCTATATGTTGAGACAGAGAATGTTTATCAGTAAACTTACCCGTTGAGTCTATAACATAATCAACTTCCAACTCTCCCCAAGGTAATTTTGCTGGAGTGTTTCTATCAAAGTTCGGTATCAAATGTCCATCAATGATTAAGTTATCTAACTCATATGAAATCTCACCATCAAAGTGACCGTGAATAGAATCATACTTAAACAAGTGAGCTCTAACATCAACCGTAGTTCTTGCGTTAATAGCAACAATGTTATACTTTGAATCTTTAATAAGTGTACGAATTAAATTTCTACCAATCCTACCAAAACCATTAAATGCTATGTTTATCTTTTTCTCTGCCACTCTTCCACCTCATCTCAAGTTTATCTTTATAACAATCAAAAAAATATTTCATATCACATAACCAATATTTTTTATACTTTACACCATGACCTAAAGAATCAATATCCTTTGTATCATACAAAACATATGTTCCTTTTCTGGTAATCTTAATAAACAATAGCCATAAATCATTTTCATCTGTTACATCATGTTCCACTTGGTCTATCCAAGTATTTAAGAGAGCTATACTATTATTTGCAATCAATAGATGAAAAGGAAACTCTGCATAGTTCTTACACTCAGCTAAGAAATATGGATAGTGTTCGGGTGGAATAATATCACCACGCGATAACTTTATCTGCTCCTCAGAAAGTGTCTCCTTTCTGAACTGATTTGAACCACCTATAAATGCACCAGAACCTGGCACTCTAATAAATGATTGATTATACAATTCTGATAGAAACAAACAAACATCTCTCTCCCAACTCTTACCTTTATTCTTAGACTTACTACTCATAGATGAAATCCAGTTTCATCCTGTTCGTCATATTCATCATCTTCATCTACATCCCTAATATAAACAGGTGATGCACAAAAAGGACAAAACTTTGGAATCATATCAGGTGTCTCACAATCCATAGCAAACGAATGTCCACACTCAGGACAACCAAACCTCTTTATTATTTCTCCCTCTTCTTCAAATTCCTCTTCCATTTTAGCTCCTATTTCAATATATATATACACTTTCTCAATCTTATAAATAACGGTATAAGGGGAAATTACGAGTTTCCCCAAATACCTAAACACAATAACTATCGGAGTAGCTATCATGTCTAAGAATACTTATACTCACTATATATACCTTCTAGTGGACGAAAACCATAAGAAATATGGTGGCGTTCGTTCCTGTAAATACATACCAGAAAAAGACCCTTATATGGGAACATCAAACCCTGTAGATACAGCTATGTCAGTTGGTGTATCCTTCACTAAGCACATCATAAAAACCTTTGATACAAGAGATGAAGCTAATGTATACGAATCAGATTGGTTAGTAAGGGTAAAAGCAGCTCAAAGTGCCGACTGGTATAATCAGATGAATACTTATCCGAACTTTTGTGCTCTAGGACGAGTGCCTTGGAATAAAGGCATCCCTAATCCATCTGTAAGAAAAAGAATGTTACACAATAATCCAATGAAAGACCATAAAATTGTTACTAAAGTATTAGAAACTAAAAAGAAAAATGGTAGTAATTCCAATATAACAAGATATAAACATCTTAAAGTTGAATATGCTAAAAGTCCAAAAGTATGTCCTACCTGTAATACAATAATGCCTTATGAAAGACGCCATAGGATATTCTGTAATAAATCTTGTTCAGCAGTTTATACCAATACTCATAGAATACTTAAAAAATCTAAGAGTTAAGATCTACTAATTCACAACCCTTATCTCCCGTGCAAGCGTAAGATTGTGAACCCCTCGTATTATCTTCTAATTCATATTTAGACAACTCTTCCCAATCAATCTCGGTTGGCATAAGTTTAAGCATTTCGGAATATTCATTTTCTGAACATTCTTGATAAGGAGCTTGTTTGTATGAATGATCCGAATAAGGTAAAAATGAGATTCCAGAAATCATATCAAAGTTTCTGAACACCCATGCACCAACATCAATCCATTCGTCTTCCTTAACAGTAATGGTAACAGACGGTTTATGTTCACACCAATGTTCCTGATATAATTTCCAGAACTCTAATTGTTCTATAGCTGATTTATCATTTCTACATATTGCATTTTCTGCTGTTCTAATAGGAAATGAAAACACCCAAGTATGTTCTGGTTTTGTTACATCAGATTCATGTGGAATACCTTTCTCCACTAAGAATTGACACAACGGGTCTTTCTTATCACCTCTTACAGTTCTAATGTAATGTGGTGAATGTCTTGCGTGAATACCAGACGATGCATCAACTAACTGTGATACAGTACCAGAAGGTTTCACACAAGTAATAGCTGCAGATGGATTGATACCCAATTGTTTTGCAACTTTCTTATTTGTATCAACTGCAGCTTCTTTTAACATATTTAATAATGCTGGTAGTTGATCTTGAACAGCATAAACATCTCCTGTATCAGTACTAAATCTATCATCATAAGTTCCATTAGTATATTCATTATCCATGATACCCGTTAATGATACACCCAACAAAGCTTCCTCTTCACAATTTGTTTTCCACTCTTTTGACAAGTAACGGAAATCTGTTAGAGTTGCTTGCCATGTACCAAGTATAGATGCAAGTCTTACTTTTTCAAATAATGTTTCTGGTGTATCCTCTGGACGAACAACAACCTCAGTCAAGTTACAAAACTCTTTGTCCCTTAATATAATTTCGGAACAAGGGTTAGTACCAAAATTGTGATTAGAATCTCTACGATCACCAAGTTTCTCAACCTGTTTCTTTGCAGCTTGTCTATTAAATATTCCACGTTCCCCCGATTTCGATGCAATCAACGACTGCCACTCTTTTAGAAAAATACCTACATCTGGTTTCTCTGTATATGCTACAGAGTTGTTTGACAATGCACGTTGAGTTTCAGCTAACCACCACTGTCCCGTCTTTGCATTTCTCATTCTTTCATCTGTAAGATTTGAAAGTGAAATCAATGCCGACCTACGAACACCACCGACCACAACAATCTCTGCTATCTTACACATTATATCATGGCACTCAATAGATGATAATTTTCTATCTCTTGCATTTTGGAAAATCTCTACTGTAAAACGAAAAAGATTATCCAATGGTTCTTTACCAGACGAACGCCCACCAAAAGTTTTTAGACGTTCACCTGCTGGTCTAATCTTTGACATATCCCATTTAGGTATTTGTCCAGCATATAACATCTGAATCAATTCTTTATATGCCTTTGCCCAACCAATCTTTGAATCAGCTACATGAATAGTAGTATCTGTATCAAATAACTCTTCTGGTACTTCGGGTAGTTTTTCAACTTCTCTGCGTTCTACAGAAAACCCTACACCAGTTCCACACATTAGAATAAACAAACACTCATCAAATGATCTTGTTTTGTTTACTGCGAGATATGCACAATTATATCCTGCTACATTATCCCTTTCCAATGCATCACCAGCTGTCATCAATGACCTCATTGACGGCATGATTTCCATGTTGACTACTGCTTGTTCTAATTCTTTTCTCTGTGCCTTAATTCCTTTATGTTCTTCTAAGTGTTTCTCAAAGAAATCAAAATATCTCTTTACTGTTTCTTCCCATGTTTCTCTTCGGTTCTCATTATCGAGCCATCGGGCATATCGACTTTTGTGTATAAATTGTTGGTATATATCCATCTTATTTAAATTTCTCCTTTAACTCATTCCATTCACGTTTACCTAATCCAAAATCCAAATCTTCTGACTTACTAATGTCATCTATGTAACTTGTAATATTCTGACAAAATCCTGATGATTGTTGCATCAAAGGAAAATGTTCAAATACATAATTCAATACATTCATTTCCATTCTACTTAAATTTATACTACCTAAACTATAGTCCTCAAATGCTTCAGTTGCAATAGGAAAATGAGGCTTTACCATTTCATACATTGGCTTTGCATAATCTTGTATTTCCTGCTGTGCATGACTATCCATTCTTAGCTTACAAAAATGAAAAAAGTTGTGCAAGTCAATTTTCCAGTAACACTCCGTATAGTTTGAAACTGGTAAAACTGTTCTAGCCAACTCTCTTGATAACCCACCATGTTCTAGTGTTTCATTACCAATCAAAACTTTGTATGCACATAAAGCTTTAGTGGTAACACCAGAAATGATTTCTTTATATTTCTGTTTCCAACTATCAGAAAGTTCTCCGTCCCTACCCTGTTTGTTACTAAGGGATTGTGGTTGGATATATTCTGATTCTGGAATATAACAATCATCTGACATTACAGAATATCTGCCAGAGTATTCGTTAAGTTTTGCTGTGCGGTGTCTCACAAGTTGTCGCATAACAAAAATAGGAAGTTTCAAATGAAACTTTACTGAAGCCATTTCAAGTGGGCTAGTGTGTTTATGTCTTAACAAATAACGAATGAGATTTCTGTTGTCCGACACCGCCCGAGTTCCCTTCCCATAGGAAACCCGAGCAGCATCAGCAATATCACCGTCACTACCCATAATGTCTACTAGTCTAACAAAACCATGCTCGTGTACTTTTTGTTCCTGTATCTCCATCATCTAAATCCTCACCAAATAATGCTATTTTAATGTCTTTATAAGTTTTTCTTCTCTCTGCTAAAACTGGACTACTTGTATATCTATAATACTCAATCATTTCTTCAAGATACTCTTTTACTTCCAAATAATCTTCTACTGGTGTTCTGTTTAACATGATAGCCTCCTAACATTTTCTCCACCGAGAAAGTGCAAAATTGGCTTGTAAACCAGAATAGGTATTAGTATCTATAACACTTATAATCTCTTCACTAGTCATTCCATTTAATATCATGTCATTGATATCCTTACCATCAATACCATCTGGCCATATACAAACCTTATAACCATTAGTAATAAACTTCTCTATCGAATGAACAATCTCTTTATTGCGTCTTTCATTGTCGAGAACTATGATAGTTTCAAGATCAAACACATTAAACTTTATACCTGCCATTGCCATACAGTTAGGTAGGAATAAACTATCAAATGGGCCCTCTACGCAATACTTCCTTTTCCTTTCGTTGATTCGTTCTTGGCCATATATTAAGTCTTCAACTCCTTTCATTTTAATTGTTATATATTTACAAGCATCCTTCGGGTCAAATGACCTTCCTTGAAACCCGATAATATTATTCTTCTTATCAAAGAATGGTATAACTAATCTAGGCGTGTCTCCTTTTAATGTAGGGAATTTATTTGGTGATACTTTATTAGTCCACTTTTTGAATTCAGTGCAAAAATAAAGTTTGCTGAAATATCGCTCTGGTATTAATCTCCTTTCCAAGTATTGTCTTGCTGGGTGATTCTTTTCCAATGAAGATATTGTTTGAAGTCCTTGAAGAACATTATTAAACTCTGGAACAAAATTAAACTTAGAAGTACTAACAGTTGGTTTGACAAGTTTTTTCTCCTTATATTGTTCAGTAACATATTCCCTGTGTAAAGATGGATTTATCTTTTCAAGAAATTTACTGAAGCTCGTTCCAAACTCACAATTATGACATCGGTAAAAATACTTATTCTGCTTTTCGTAAATAAAACCTCTAGCCTTACTCTTATTCTTTTGGGAATCTCCACAAATAGGACATCGGAAATTCCACAAACTACTTGTTTTCTGCTTAAACTTTTCCAGTATACTGGAACACATACTAATATATTTTATGTCGATATAGGTACACATCACAATTCTTTACTCCTCTATTCTATATATACTCCCAAATGTAGTACTTGTCGCATCCTTCCACGAAACATCTTCCTGTCTCACATATCCTTCCTGTGGTATTTTTTCTGTTAAGTATAACTCCATCATCGTCAATAATCCGATAGCAGTTGTATATTCAATAGCTGTCAAATGTCTACCATTGATATCTCTTGGACGAAAGATTTTAAGATAACTACGTTCATCATCCATACCCTTACCACTAGCTGATGCATAAAGTATTACTGCATCCTTTCTGGTTTTTGGAATCTTACTGAATATCCCTGTTAAAACTGTTTGTGGAATTTTTAAGTCATTAAAAAGAAAATCAACATAATCATGGTGTCCAATTCTTCTTAATGTTTTGTAGTTAAGACTTAATAATTTATGTTTACCATCCATTGATTTAGCAAATGTTCCTAAACCACCAGAAGTATTAAAAGCCTCATACTCTCTACCGTCAAGTGTAATCTTTTCGTATCCTGTCAATGCATCTACTGTATTGTATTTTCCATTTTCTAATACTTGACAGTCACCAAGATACTCATTGACTAAACCTTCACCACTCCATGAAGTATAATATCTTAGTTTGTTTGAAGCATTCTGTGATAATGCTCCAACACGAATTTTTACACTTGTAGGATTTTCTATATCTTTGAGTAAGTCATTTGCTACAACAGTAGACATTCCTGGCGCAAGTCCACAATGTGGCATAGTGAAAGGAATCTTATCTGATTTAAGGGAATCTATAAACTTATCAAGTGCATCATCCTCTGACAAATCAAAGTATGGTACACCCAACTCAAAACAAGCTTTGTATAAGTTTATATTTTGATGAAACGGAAGTGCGTTAACGATAAGAGTTTTACCATTAACGAATTGATTGAATTGAGTACAATGACCATCGTAAGTTGGTTTTGTAATATCCAACTTATAATAATCATCATCATTGATGAAAATATTGTGTTTTTCAATCTGATCAGCTATAGATATTTTGTATCCACAGCCGGTACTATTGAGTAGTTGATATATTGTGGAGCCAATAGTTCCAGCTCCAACTATTCCGATATGTATATTCTCAGTTTTCATACTATAATAATAACATATAAAAAGTTAATAAACAAGGAAGAACTTACCCGCCAAATAAGCTGCTAAATACTCCCTTTCCCATTAAAGCACTGATTACCGTGATGCCACCAAAAAATATCCATATCCAGCGTTCTGCTTGGCTTATTCTTTTATGAATAGAAGCGTGTTCAGTTGTAGCTTTATCTCTGACACCTTGATGATAAGTCAATTCAGTCTGAATATGCTTATCTAGCCTAGTGTGAATCTTAGCAATATCTTCTTGTCTTTGCGTATTCTTTAATGTAAAATGTTCTTTTAAAAATTCTTTATCTTTTTCAAGTTCCTTCAATACATATTCTAAATGTTCAATATCCTTCTGTATTTCTAATATTTGTGCTGCTGACTCTCTGGATTGTTTTTCGTTATCGTCCACCTTCTCGACAGTCCTCTAGTTGTTTTACCATTGAATTTTCTGCATTAAATCTATCTTTAATCCAGCGTGGTGTTACTTCGTAATTTCCATTAGGCAACTTTGTCATTTGAGCTTCACCGACAATCCTAACAGATGGTTTTTGATATGCATTACTAGTACCACATCCAATCAAAACAATTAAACAAAATCCTAACATGACATTTTTCATTATTATCCCTTTCGACCAGTACTCCCGCCTCTGGATCGTTCAGCTAAATATTCAAACATTGAGTCGATACCTTCAACATCAGCATCGGCCAACGAATTATCCATTTCCTTTTTTCTATTTTTGAATTCTTCAAAACTTGCTTTATCAGAATTCTTATCAATCTTATCCATAATCTTCAAACCAAGACCTAAAGCGTTTCCAATAAGATTTAACATTTTATTTCTCCAGTTGTGAATATTTTTTTAAGTATACCATATGCCCTGTCTTATCATCCTGTACTATGATAGACTGTTTAGGATTCTTCTTTGCATAACCATGAATCTTTTTCCCGTAGTCTGATTCTGTATCAATATGTTTATTCCAATGTGCGTGTTTCTTTTTACCATCTTGACATCTTGAAAAATCATCTTGATTAACTTTAAACACTGGCATACTTGCAAATGTTGTATCAGGTGTAAAATCAGGCATAGGAGTTTGTTCTCCCTCTTCCCTCAATCGTGGCTCTGTCCTGTTGTATTTCTGTGTTACTACTGAAAGATTCTTTGTATCATTATTTAATGGATTATTATCTTTATGATGTACATCCATCTTATCGTTCTTTTTCACTTTTCCTTTTTTCACCATTAGTCTCCTCGCTCTCAAACGAGCTGCGTTCTTTTCACGCTGCTCTGGTTGTGCATGATAATTATCATACTCTTTACGATAGTTACGTTCCGTCAATCCCATTTTTTTTCTTAATGCATCAATCTCTTTTTTAATTTCTTTTTGTTTTGGTGAACCAGAAAAACTTTTAAAAGCTTTGTTATATAATTTGAGAAGTTTTTCTCTATCAGCTGGACTACCCTTTTCTTCTTTCTTTATCACTAAATTCTTATCTGGTTTTCTACCAACTTCATAAGTAGCCTTTAATCGTTTGACGATCTTACTTTTCTTTTTCTTTCTTTTCCAAGTTGTCTTATCGTCACCAGTACCAACTACAGCAGAACCTGTAGCATTTGTTGGTGCATCTTCTTTATGTATTTTTTTCATTCTAAGGTATCCAATAAGTTTGTAAGTGCAAGTGTAAATCTCTGCCTCTCTTCACCCGAAAAACCTTTTATCTTCTGAGCATATCCACCGTTGATTAGTTTTTTTAATACTGGTGCAGAGTTTGGAATCAATCTATTTGCTGGTAATATTGGTCTTTCTATAAGCTGTTCTTTTTCATTTTCTTCTTTCAATAATAAAATAGCAGCTGCAGCATAAGAACCAAACTTACTTCTTCCGCCAGGAACTTGATTTAAAATTCGTTTAAGGTTAAAAACAAATCTAATCAAAACAGTATAAGAATTTTTCTCTTTACTGTCTTTTAATTCTTTATACTTTCTAAGAACCTTTCCCTTGTCATCAATAATACCATACTTATAGGCATCTTGCTCATCCCATGGCGTTACTAATGTTTTTATGATTCTATATGTTATATAGGTATCTACAATTGCTGACATTTATTTTATATTCCTTAAAACTTTTATGACTCCATCATCCAGATTTATATCTTCATCATCATCTGGCATTTTATTAATATAAATTAAAAATGTTTTCAATGCTGGATGAAAACTTTTTTCTACTCTAAAAAATAATATTCTTGTAGCAGCTGTTGCTTCAAAAACATTATAAAAAGTAATTAGATGATTAAGAACTAATCTTTCTTTAAGAATATCTTCTGAATAATATCTTTTCAGTAACCTACGAATATAATGTATTCGTTTGATATCCTCAAAAAACTCTTTTATATCTTTACAATGTGGGTTATCATAATGAAGTAATGCATACATCATATAATTACCATTCGTCAACTTATTAAATCTCATATTCCCTCTTACATAAATACTGCTAATTTATACCTGTGCATCATAATAATCTTTAGACAATTCACCACTTGTTATAGGAGTCCAAGCCATTTTATTTTCCTTTTTTTGGATACATTTTTAAAAATCTTTTCTCATACCATTCATCATGGTCTTTATACTTATAAACAGATGCAGTAGACTTATTTACACTTCTCCAATCTTCTTTTTCTGTCAATTTCCACATAGACCATCGTTTAACAATATAATAACTATAAGGATTTTCACCTATAGCTGAAACTAAAATCCAATGGTCAGCATTATCCGTAACCTCAATGGTACACCTCTCCTTACAAGCATAAGCTTCAATTAAGAAATATGCAATAATGATATCGTATACACCATCCCCATCAGTATCAAAATAAAGTGATACTGTACGGGGGATTTGTTCTGGAATCCACTCTACTAATTTATCAATAGTGGGCTCCTCAAATTGTTTGTTTTCCTCAGCAGAAACAAAACCTGTTAATAACAAAAATAATAAACAGGCTAACCTAAACATTAGGCAGCGACTGTAATATTAGTTGTAGCAGCCTGTGCTGAATGTGTGCGTGCTGAATCAGTATTTGTACCAGCATCCTTGATCGTTCCAGCTGCAGTAACAGCATCAGCACCAACTGAAAGTACATCACCAACAGTAGTTGCATCAGCAGCAACAGTTGCTGTGAATGTCAAACGGTTTGTACCAGTTCCACTTGCATATGAAAGTGTTACGTTTCTTGAAGGAGTGTCATTTGTTACAGTTAACAATGGTGTACCAGTAACATCTACTTTTTCATTATAAATTACTTCAGCACTAAATGCACCACCAGCAGCAGCACCCAATGAAGTTGTAATAAAACGTGTAGAACTAATCGTACCAGCTGCAAGTTTAGCTGTTCCTGCTGTACCACCAGACAAATCACCAATAGCTACAAGTATTTCTTCATGTACTCGACCAGCACGACCACCAGTTCCAGCAGTTCGTTTTACCCATCCTTCTTTAGTTGCATAAACATCTCGTTTTTCAGCGTCTGTTAAATGCTTTGGTTTACTTTCATCCGTTGTTGAAGCTCCCCATAAACTCATCTTATTTCTCCTCTGTTAAAAAATCTCTATTATCTACAAGTTTACTTGGTGACGAACTTGTAATATTTTCTTTTTTATTTTGTTTTTGTTTTTGTTTTGGTACAGGTGCCTTTGTTGGTTTTGTTGCACCTGTTCCATAAATAACTTTTATTCTATCACCTGTTTCATCAAGTTCAAATTCTATTTCTTGACAGTTTTTTAATCCACCATCAACAATATTAATATTAAAATTATATGTATTACCCTCACTTAAAACTTGTCCTGTATCACCATGTAAACCACCAATTGTTCCTTTAGGCATAATATTCCTTTCAGTAATTATTGCCACTAACAAGTCCTTGTCGGGTAAGTTCAGTCCCACACGAATGGCGTAGTTTAGAAATTATCCACCTGTTAGTGGCAATTATTATAATTATTTATTTTTGTTGTGATGTACGTTCAGTGCCAACCAATTCATAATAGGCCAAATTTTTCCCAAAATAGGAAGTTTTTCAGCATACTCATCTTTCAGTGCCATCGTAAGTGCATTTGCAATTACAACGATTGAACAAGCTGTACCCCACCATGCCTGAGATGATCCCCAAGCTACCATTAATGATTCCATCAGATATCCTCCTTTATTGTTTAGTTAGAGTAAATTAGTGATACAGATAACCAGCAACTGCCCAACCCGCCAAAAAGATAAGGGCTTTACATAGATATGGATGCATTATAGTTCTCCTTTTTAATTTTTAGTTTCTTACCAATTTCTTTGAAAACGTCTTTTGCCAGTCTAGCATTTTTCGTCATAAGTCCTTCCTTGAACTTGCCAAACCTGTCTTTAATAACAAACTCACGCATCTTAGAACCAGACATACCAGAAACACCCTCAGCGTCTGGGTCACGATCTCCTGCGGAGACAACTGAAAAATCTTTTATATTATCAAGGTCACTATCAACATATTTACTCATATTCTTTTTGAATTCGTTTACCCGATCACTACCAACTACGAAAACAACTTTCTCAAACTTATCATTATTTAATTTATCTAATACATCAAAGGGTGTCTTTATAGATGTATCAGTATTTATAACATTGCCAAAAACATCTTTCAATACTTTCACTTTCATTTTGAATGACAAAGGATTCTTTTTACTATCTTCGGTCTTTGAAGGAAATATCATAGCTGTTGCTTTTTCTTTCTTTGCAACACTAACGACTTTAGCAATAAGTTTGCCGTGTCCAACAGTAGGGGGATTCATCCTACCGAAAGAGAATACAGCTGTATTACCTTTTGCTTCGTTTATGAATTTCCTGTATGTTTTCATTTTACTTTTTTAATCCAATCGTTTATTTTCTTAACTACATCCTTTGCGGATTTAATCTTTGACTTGCGTAATCTTTTTGTGTCAAACTTATAACTCATCTGAAACATTTCCAGAGTACCATCACGGTCAACTCTCAAGTTTGCGTGACGGGAGTTATGCCATTCAGTACCACCTTTACTTGCTTCTTTGTCCATAGAAAATTTAACCATCAATGAAACTCTATCTTCACCACCAAGAGTCGATATCTGGATATGGACAACAGGAGCTTTAATACCCTTCTCAATTTCTTTCTTCCAATCCTCTATATCACTCATATCAAAATATGAGGCTTCTGTCATCAACTCTTTGTATGTTTTCATTTTTTTATAACCTTTGATTTCTTGAGATTTTTGCCTGCCATTTTAGAAACTGCAATCGCCGTTGCGTTTTTCTCATTAGTTACTTCCCATTTTCCACTTTTGTCTGTAACATAATTGAAGACATATTCTTTACCATCAACCTTAGAAACAATCTGTGCTCCACCATGCATTGATGAATGTCTACCACCAACTATATCATCAAAGGTAGCTTCCTTTTTAGCTTCTAAGAATGTTATAAAGTTTTTCATTTTAGTTTCTTATAGTATTTGTTAATATTCTTGTACATCCAATCCATATCCTTTTGGGATGTACTGGATTTACTACGTTTCATAATCTTTTTAACTTCATCAACTTCATCTTCTGTACCAAAGAACTTAGCTAACATAAGATAATTTTCTGTATGAGCATTATTGTCTTCATTCTCTTTGTACTTCTTCATCAATTTTTTCTTATCTATCTTATCAGAGTACTTACCAAAACCTGCTTCCATAAAGGTTTTATAACTTTTCATTAGAACATCTCTCCATCTTGTGCTTCGATTTCGTCTTTGTATTCGTCAGCAAATTCCTGTGCAACTGCTTCCTTTTCCTGTTTGTTAAACTTAACGCCAGGAAATTCTTTTGCATATTTCTTTGCACCATCATCTACAAGATACTTCCAAAGTTTAGGAGCTTTCTTATGGTCATACTTTCCAGACTTCATTTTCTTCTGGATGTTCTTGACAATAGGAATAAGCCTTTGTTTATATAGTTGTGCATCATTGTCAATAAACAACTTGAGTTCAATGACCATATCTTTATCTACTGCTTCTATAAATGTCTTAAAGTTTTTCATTCTTCTTCCTCTTCTTCGGATTCATCTTCCTCTGTCTTAACTTTTTTACTTTTGCGACCATCACCACCAGCACATCGGCGTCTTTCTCCACCCTTCTTAATAAATTCTTTAACTAGTTCTTCTGCTTTCTCGTTATCACCCTTCCACTCTTTGTCAATCTCATTGAAAAACTTTTTCTTTTCTTCGTCTGACAAATCTTCTGGACTATCAACTTTATACTTAGCTAACTTCTTATCAAAGAACTTTTGATACTCTTCTTTACTGCCTTCCGACATAAAACTTTTAAAAGCTTTCATTTTGAATCCCCTTTATATTCAGTATTATGAACTTTTTCCCAAGCATCTTTACCCTTATATCGTTTGCCCATATGAAATACATTTCGTCTTTGCCAAGCCATCGCACTCCGTGGATTACACTTACATTGATACCTTACTTGTGCATCACACTTTCTACAAAATCTGGATTTAATAGATGTCGTTTCCTCTCCATTCTGTTGGACTTCCTTGTTCTCCACTTCCGTCATTACTTTCCTTTTCTTTAAGTTTTAATAATTCTTTTCCTATATCTGTTAATCTATCATCACCATTAATAGTGAAATCTCTATCTCTTATATCTTCAACTATTCTAGGATCATGTTCAAAACGATATTGGTCTTGTGTTTGATACTTGGCAATAAATCTATCTAGTATTCTTCTTAGCTCTAATAAATCTTCTAACATAATATTCTCCTTACCAGTCCTTTTCGATGGTAAAATTTGCATGAGAAAACTCAAGTCTGTCTACTAACTTGACAGCACTACCGTCTTTAGCATCAATTGCAACAAATCCTTCTGGAGCTGTTACTTTGAAACCATCAGGTGTTTTCAAAAATGTTCCAATACCTTTAATTGTTTCCAACTTTCTAATAACCATTTCTTTTGCATCAAGGATACCCAAGTAAGTAGCCATAGTGAAATACAATTCGTCTTTGAATTTCTTTAAAGTCTTTTTAGATTCTTTCTGAATATCTTGATATACTTTTTTACCTTTATCTGATTTCTTTGAATCAATTTCCTTTGTCATCCTATCCATGTAATATGTTTCAAATTCTTTAACAAGTTTTTTCGTATCAGCAATCTTTGCACCAGCACGAATCTTAGTATTAAAAAAGATTTTCATAAATGGTGCTAGACCATGTTTAGAATTATCAGCAGTTTCTTTTGCCAACAGGTTTAAGAACTTCCCTGCTTTAGAAACTGCACCTTTAATTTGATTTATTTTTCCTTCAAGTTTCTTTGTTTCACTTGAAGTAAATGTAGCTGCGTTTGCAGTATTCAAGTATGCATCGTCAAACCAAACATTTTTGGTTTTCTTAAAATCACTTGCTGATACTCCAAATGAAGCAGATAATGAATCAATGCTGTTTCCTGTATACTTCGTGTGCCATACAACTCCAAGATGTGCTTTTCTCATTTGAGAAGCTAAGTCACTATCTTCGGGTACAGCATAGGTGATAGTATTAGGCCCAAAAGTCAACATACTTTGTCCATCAATAGTTTGTTTCTTCAAATCACCTTTAGAAAACATAATGTCACCCTGATAGACTCCATCAGTTATTCCGAGTTCGGGTAAGTATTTCAATGCAAGTTTTATTTTATCTGAAGGCCCACCCGATCCGTGATTCGCACTTATATCTGCGTCTGTATAATTAATTTTGGGGGTCTTGTTAAAGAGTGATTTTATTGCAACGAAAAACTTTCCGTTCTCTGGATTGATACCAGCAAATATTGCTGGGGCTCCATCCCACTTTACAGTGATATTAGTTTTACTCTTTCCACCTGCCAACATATCGTTGAGTGAATTTAAAAACTCTATCGCTGTTTTCGCACCCTTAACACCATTGTTGATGATTTCATCTTCAAGGTGCTCCATGTGCGTATTCTTTGCTTCGTTTATTATTTTTTTAAAAGATAACATATTTCATATTTTTCAAGGTGCATATTGTTTTTAGTAATTTCTTTAGGAGGCATGATCTTAATTTCGTCAATAAGGTTAAATTTTTCCTGAGCAATATTTCTCATATCATTACCCATCTCATAACCTCTACAAAGTCTACCCATTACAAAACAAAACAATCCGCCAGATTTTAAAACACTATTACATTCATTAACAGTTTTTCTCCAATACAAATCAAGCCATTCTTCGTATGTTTCATATAAAGAAGTTGACTGTAATTCACTTCCACCGTACAACTCTAAATCATAATACGGGGGACAAAAGAAAACTTTATCATATTCTTTATCTATAACATCCGTCATTTTTTCTGACGGTGTACAGAATGTTTTTAGTTCATAAGGTGAGCCATCAAACAAACCACCAGTATGAATATGTTTAAAAAGTTCTTCCGATGTTTTTAACACTTCTGGTTGAACATCAACTATATGCAATGATGAATAATTTGTATTATCCTTTGTAGCTAATATAGGTGTTGCCCAAGATGCAGATGGAATAAGAACTTTTTGTTTTTTATTTTCTATATATTTATCAGTCTCATTTAATAAAGTTTTATATATAACAGGACTAAAAATTGACATCTGCCCTGTTATAGTTTTCATTGTTACAGTAAATGCCTCATAATCATATTTATATGAGTCTTTAAATACTGACGGCATTGTAAAAAACCGACACATCTTACCTTTTTCTAAAGCATCCTTATATGCTACTTTGATACTCATTCCATCAAATGCTTTACAATCAAGAATACTCTCAAGATTTATATTTCTTATCAACCTAACATTATTAGGCTTCTGTTTAACTGAATTATTTTCAATCTCTACAATATCAACAGGTTTAATTTCTTTATAAGACAATCTTTTATTAAAGTAATATTTCAATGGCTCATCATTATGAATAAAATCATAACACCATTTATAAAAATTGTCTTTGGACTTTAAACTTATTACTCTAATATCATCAGATTTGAATTTATCCCATAAAATACCTATTTGCTTTGTTTGAAGAAAATCCTCAAAGGTTAATGGGTTTAAATCCTTTCTAATTATTTCAATAAAATCCTGCTCATTATATATTTTCATCTAAATCCTCAAATAATTATTTTTCTTTTTTTGTATGGCTGAAAATATGCCCGAACATTTCTTTCTTTTCTATATAGTTTCTAGCATAAAAAAGACCTTTTTTCTTCTTATCGGCTTTTGAACGAATTTGCAAAAATTCTTTTCCATCCATTAAAATCCTAATTCTTGGTAACACAAAACCACCATCTCTAGGCTTAGAATCAATAAGTTCTGCTGTAAAATTATGTGCTTTTGCCAAAGATATAAGTTTTGCTTTTGTTTGTTTGAACGTATATGATTCAAATGTACCCTTATTCAAATGAACCATTTCTATATTTTCACCTAAAGTAGCATGATTGATGATAGCTTTAAATAAGTTTGTTATAGAACTCATATCTTCTGTTTTAGTTGAAAAATCATTCTTAAATTGTTTAAGAGCAGTTTTATATACTAAATTAATAGCACCAGTAACATTACCTTTTTTTACAAGGTTTTCGTATTTTGTCTTTATTCCTGATATATCAATTCCAAAAGTGTCCCAAAGTTCAACAAAATTTGAAAACTTAGAACCACTAACTTGTCCGAATTGTCCAACTGCTCCGAATTTAAGTGACAAATTTAGTTTTCTAACAACAGTACTTCCATCAATTAAAGTTTTGACTTCAACATATATATCAGTCTTGGTTTTCTTTTGATCAGACAATCCATCAGCAACAACTTTTATCTCATCCAAAATACCATTAGATTTAAAATACTTTTCCCATTTCTCTACATTTTTTGACTTAGTATACGCATTAGCTGAAAGAAACATTTCATTTCTCAGTTCTTCAAGTTCTGGGTTAATCAAATCTGCAAATGGTCTTTTGCCCATATTAATAGAAAGTTTAATTATATCTTTTACTTTATTATCAGTAGTTGTTGCCTTAATTTCTTTATTTAATTTTAGTTTATATAAGATTTTGTTTAATGTTTTTTCTGTCATTGACTTGTCTGCAAACTTCATAAATATCATCGCTGCAAAAACTCCTTCAGCAACATCTCCCTGTTTGTCTATTTTTTTTTCACCCTTATTTGACACGCCAGGACTACCATCACCTGTATCTACAATATTACCTTTAATCTTATTTGCTTTTTTCCATCTATCAACTATTTTTTCAATACGTTTCTGAATGTCTTGTCTTTTCTTTGGCCCACCAGAAAATCTTGCTTTAACATAGCCTTTTTCATTTCCAACCATAGGAAGTGGAAGTTTATTTGGCATATCTTTAAGTAACTTTAATAATTTTTTTAAAGCGTTCTTATCTAATTTACTCTTAAACTTATCAATTTCCTTGTTTGTAGTTAAAGGAACATCATATGCTTCAGCAATAAATTTCTTAAACGGTTTCATAGTTCTCATTTTCCAATTTTACACAATGGGCAATCATCCACGTTCAATGAACGAAACGGACACAATTTATAATGGTCAATATTTGTAGCTAATACTCTACTCAATAGAGAATATTCTCCAACCTCTTTATCTTCCTTTACTGCTTTCTCTGCTACTTCCGCAAACATCTCTTTTATATCTTTACTCATATAATAATTAAATCTCTGTTAAATTAATCTTGTACTTCTTTCCTGATACATTATTCAAAAGATACATATCTTCAGCACCTTCTTGAAATGTCCAAGAACCTTTTGTACCATCAACACTATTACCATCACGCTTTGTATTGTCTAAATGTAAATCACCCGTTTTCAAATCTTGAACAACAATAGCAGTTCCTTCAGCTTTGATAGTTGCACTATCACCCATGTAAATTGTATTGTCAGCAACATACATATCCCTAATCTTAAATTCAGCTGAACCTATATCATAAGTATCATTTGCTGATGGTAAAATATGATTAGTGAATTTCTGATTATTCCAATCTAATGTGCCACCGAGCTGTGGGGTAGTATCTTCTACCAAATTACTAATTCCACTTCCAGTAACACCAGTTAAATTACTACCGTCCAATGCTGGTAATGTAGCTGGAAATCTAGCGTCAGCAATTGTACCAGATAATTTACTAGCTGAAACACCAGAAATCATACCATCTGTAATCATAGTATTGTTTTTTACATATGAAAAAATATCTGCAACTTTTTTACTCATTTATTTAACCTTTATTATAATTAACTATTCTCTATATTTATAAGACTTTTAAGGTTAGTTATAATTTTGTTTTACCAGAAATTCGGGTAATTTCCACTCAACCTTGTCTTTATCCACACTATAATGCCCTAAAGCACCACAAAAATTGCAATATTCAATACCTACATCATAATCCAAAGTAGTAGTATTTGCACGATGTTCACATAATGTCTTCATTACAGGTTTTTCCTTAGTATCTTTATCAAACCAGCCATCTGAAATCGTTAAATCTTGCATAATAGTTCTCCTTGTGAGTTATAATACTATTTATATATTCCAATCATCATAGGACTTTTCAAGTCTTTTTGATGGTTTTATCTTCAAAGTATAGGGATTTGAGCTTGTATTGGCATCTGATTTTTTCTCATAGAATTTGTTACTTCCATCATTTGCCAGAGCAGGTTGGTCATCTTCCTCAATGTCATATAGTTTCATTTTCTTCTTAACGACATTCACCAAGAATTTTGAATTCAACGAAATATCACTATAACGATTTTTCAACTGTTTGAATAAGATTTGATTGTTAGTACCAACTCCATCATCTTTTGCGATAATAGCCATCATTAAATCTGCTGTTGCTGGTAAACCAAATGATTCAGATGTATTAGACAAATCAGGATCAGAACTAGAAAATCCTTCCCGATTCAATTGTGAACTTGTAATGATAGGAACATTACACTCTACTGCCAACCCACGAATTTCCTCAGCAATAGACTTAATGTAAATATAGGTATTCATATTTGCAGCCCACTTAACTCTACTGGACGCACAAATATTTAGATAATCTAAAATAATAACCTGTGATGTAAAATCTTTTTTGATTTTCAACTCTCTAATCAAAGCACGAAAGTTTCCGACATGAGCTCCAGCTGTTGGATATTCCTTAACAACCAATTTCCCAATTTTCATTTCCTTGAGATTTTTCTCAAAGGTATCTTTAGGCATCAGGTGTAAATCATTCAGTTCAACATCCATTAAGTTTGCATCAACTCTTTCAGCAATTCTCTCTGCTGCCATTTCCATAGTAATATATAAAACATTCATTCCTTGTCTTAGATATTGACTAGCCAAATGAGTTTTAACTAATGTTTTACCGACTCCTGTTCCACCCAATAATACTGTAAGAGTTTTTGGTGAGATGCCACCATTAGTAATCTTATCAAGCATAATCATTTTGAAAGGAATTTTAGATTCCTTTTTATGATAGAATTCCCACCTATCATCACCATCTTCCAAATAGTCATGCCCTACACTTTTATCTAATGAAATAGCTAATGCTTCTGTAAGAATTTCTGGTATTGAATCCTTAGAAGTTTTATCGTCTTTACCTTCTAAGATTGAAATACTTTTTACAATACCATTGTATACTGCTTGGTCTTTTGCCCACTTCTCTGTTTCTTTTGTTAACCATTCTTCATCATCAGTTTTACCATTAAGAGTTTGCAAAACTTCATTACATTTACTAAATGCAACTTCATTCAAATCTTCTCTATTGTTTAGCTTGACTGATAGTACTTCTTTTGTTGGAGCTTTGTTAAACTCCGAAATGTGTTTTTGTATTTCTATGAAGATTTGCTTCTCAGCGTTCTCCTTGAAATAATCTGG